TTCATCAGCCATAATAGCCTTTGTTAGATTCTCAGTTCTGCCTTTGAGTGCAACATCTTTGCTTACAATTTTATTTGTTTCGCGGTCTTTATATCTTCCGCCACCAGCCATTCTCTCATCGAAATAATACTGAGCTGATTTTACGTCTGGTGAAGACTTCCCAGTCATAGCCTTTCGAATCGTTTGAATATCCTTTTGTATGCCAACCACAATCTTCTTTATCGATTTGAAGTCTTTTGAAACTCTTTCATTCTTTTTAGCAGAAACTTTTTCTTGTTTCTCGCCAGATTTCTTGAACTTATCGAAAAAGTCACGAGCCTTCTTCACTTCCTCGTCGCTTGCTCTTGCATATTTGAGAGAAAGTGCTCTACCAGCCTTTTCTCCAACAAAGCCTTCTAGAAATCCACTCAAAAACCCTGTGGTCTTTTCAGTTGCAATTTGCCACTGCTCTTGAATTTCTCTTTGTTTTCTTAAAGTTGAAACAAGACCAAGTCCTTCAGTCTCAGAACGAATTGCTTCCTCTAGAAGATTCGCATTCTTCTGAGAAGTCTTTCCTTCGAGTTCTCGTAATTGTTCTCGAAGTTTTTTTATGTCTTTGTCTGAGATATTACTTTTCATCTACTTCTTTGAGCCTGTGCCAATTTGAGTTTTTCGTTTTGTTCCTTCACATGATTTTCTAAGAGTTTCACATAAATCTGTTTTTCCCAGGGAATTAGATTATCTAATTCTGACAACGAATATTTGTGGTGTTGCATCAATGTAAAATTCGTTGCGTAGTAATTCTTCAAACTATCATAACCAAGCGTCATTCGAAAAAATTTAGAACGCCCTCCAAAACCATATTATGATTATTATTACACTTTGGGCATGTGATGTCTTGTTCTAGAACAACCGATGGTGCGCTGACAAAAAATTCTTTTATTGCTTTTACATGCTCAAGAGATAAATCATCGAAAAATGCAGCTAATTCTTCTTTGCTAATATCTTCTTTTTTATACGTTTGATTTTCATCATAGATGTAATCTAGGTACTCTGATATAATTTCATATCCACCATCTTGAAACTTATCATCAAGTAAAGATTGAGGTAAAGTCAATGAAGGATATCTCATACAAACGCCAATATCCTTATTCAATGCAATAATCTTATTATGTTGTTCACTGAATCTATACTTGATGTTCTTCAGATCAAGAGAAAATTCTACAACATGGTTGCATGGTTCTTCATTGACAACATGTGCGCATGTATACATTAGATCAGAGGTTTCACCAACAGAATTGATTCTTAGATGTATGAAAAACATCTCAACATCGAAGATTGGAAGAGACTCAACATCGATATCATCTAAGCAGCAATTTGAAATGATCTGCTTGATTGTTTTTAGAATGTCTTGTAGATCCTCTGATTCTTTTGCCATGAGTAGAAGTTTTTCTTCTTTGACAAGAAATGGTCTGTATCGAACTTTCTTATCTAAGGATTTCAAATACACTTCATGAATTGGATGTTCAATTTTAGGTAAAGGCATAATTTACTCCATAGTTTAGTTTACCAACTTCCAGTTGCACCACCACCAGCAAATCCACCACCACCACCTTTTACTGGTTTTGGTTTTACTACTGGTGCCACTACTGGTGGCATTGTACGCTCTTGTCCTCTATTTCCTACTGCTGTTGGTGGCGTAGAACCATTTGGTCTGTTTTGTGATTGTCTTGGCTGCTCAGAGGCAGGAAGTGCCGTGTTGAAGTTCCCTGGAAGCCAATAATCATATCTGAATGTGACTGGAAGACGATGAATATCATCACCAGCCCAATTGAGCGCAAGAGTTCCAACGGATATTGGAAATGCAGAGAATAAGACTGCAGAGTATATTTTTTTAGAAGTTTGAGATGATATGTTATCGCTTGTCGCTACACCATCAAACTGGCAGATCTCGATCTGAGAGGATATATACTCATCTTTATAACGAGGGTTGTAGTTATTGATCGGAATAACTCCGTTCATCCAGCGATCAAATAGTTTCTTTTCCCACATGTCACCAGCGCAGATAAAATTGAGAGTGATATCACCAAAGGCAACAGGACTGGCTGCAATTGGCTCAGGAACTCCGTAGTATCTGTTATCAATCGCGTTTACACTATATGAAGGAAGTTCAGTGGTCTCGCATTGGAAGCGAAGATCGTATGTTGCAAGGTCGGCAATTCCAGTTGGAGGAGCGATGCGAACTTCAAATTTCGCTGCTCTTGCAAAATCATTATGTTTGTCGAAGTGATTTAGAAAGTCTGAGACCTTGAACATTACTTTTTATACACCATCTTTTCGGTAGGTAAGAATATCGCTGTTTCCCAGTTGTCAGGCTCGATATAGATCAAAGAGGAACGAATGTGACTCAGCAGATATCTCTTGATACAAGGCTCGAACAATTTATATCTTCTAGAGGAAGCCAACAAAGCATAAGAAAGATTGAATCGAGTCGTATCGTCATATTTATCGTTGTTTACGAAATCATATAGTCTGTCTAAGAGAGCCAAACGACTTCCTGGATCCAAATAATGAAGGTTCATGCCAAGAAATCCATCTGAGTACATTTCCATCGGAATTACAAGTGGAAATTTATCATAAACAGGAAGAATATCTTTGAGTTTTGGATCATAGTGATAGAAATACATTCTACCAACAAATGCTTTCGCTGAGATTCTTTTAGCGTCATTGAGGATATTTGATCTGTTTGATGGCATTCGAAGAGCCGAAACACGATCTCTGAGCCAAGCCTGTGCTGCTGAAGTTCTTGGTTTGATTCCAGAAGCAGCAAGTTGAGCGTTGACCTTATCGATAAGAGATGTTGCCATTAGATTCCTAAATCGTCCTCAGTAATAACTCTAAATTTCCAGTTTCGATCTTTACAATACTCAACTGCAGCTTTCCACTTTGCCTCATTCACGCCCCATGTCACAACTTCTTTGATGTAACTTCGAGTTATTTTAGTTTTCTTTTGAGGAGGAACGGACTGACTCTTTGGTTTTACTTCTAGAATCATCGCCTCTGATATACCTGTCTTATTTCGAACTCGAACGAAAAAGTCAGGAAAATATCGATGCCAACTATTGTCAATAGGCGATAAATAAGGTATGATTATTTCCTCGTTTGACCATTCGATCACACTTGGATTATCGTCCAAGTGCACCATTACTCGGCGTTCCCATAATGATCGATACCATATGTTCGTGGGGTCACCTAAATATTTATTGGTATTTTTCGGACTAAATTTACCGCTGTAAGCCATCAAGTATTTATAGGGTCTCTAAATGGCAAATCAACAATCTACTCCTGCAGATGCAAAACGAAACGCTCAGCCTACATTGAGCAATTCACCCACAGGAGTAAATAAAAGCCTAGTCAAAAATCCATTCAAATTTGACGACCTTCGATTTCCATTGAACGTAGGAAACACCGAACGACATCTTCATTGGATCAAGTTTATTCCGATGATTCAGAACAAATCTGAATATTCAGTGAAAACTCAGAACGTAGCATCTTTCGCTGACACGAACCGCAGAGCTGGGTTGGGAGCTGGATCATCAAATGCTCTCGGAGATGATGCTGCATCAAGAACAACTGCAGGTCTCGGAACTATCATAGCCGCTGAAGGTGTCATCAATAATGCAGGAGAGGCTGTAAGCGCTGCTCTTGGTTCTCCTAAAGACTTGGGAAGATTTGCAGGTGAACTTGCAGGCAGTGCAATTTCTTCTGGTATTGGTCTTGCGGCTTCCGCTTTTATTGTTTCTGGGATCGACCTAACTCGTAAAACTCGTCGCGCTGCAGCGACCATCTCTCTTTATATGCCAGATACAGTAACTCAACAATTGGTGAATGATTACGATCAAGTGAGTTTGACGCAGGCATTAGGTAAGGCTGGTTTGGGAGCTCAAGTTGGCAGTGATATTTTAGGTGGAACTGAAAGTTCAGTTATGGCAGGATTGGGTGCGACTCGAGGAACTGGAACTGGCGCTGAGGCGGCAGGTTTGATTGCTGAGAAAACTGGAAACTTTGGTGCAGGTATCACGGATGTTTTATTATTTTCTGCTGGGTTGGCATTGAATCCTCAGGTTGAATTGTTGTTCAAGAATATTCAAAACAGAGAATTTTTATTTGATTTCAAGTTTGCTCCAAGAAACGTGAAAGAAGCAGAGGCTATTCGAGAAATTGTGAAGAAATTTAGATTCTTCGCTGCTCCAGAAATCCCATCTAATGGTCGTGGAAGATACTTTATCCCACCATCAGAATTTGATATTGAATTTATGGTAGGTCCGTACAGAAACGCAAATTTGCCTAGATTATCAACTTGCGTATTGCAAGGCATCGATGTAAACTATGGAAGTGCTGGTCAATGGACTGCATTCAAAGATGGTATGCCAGTAGAAATTAGCATGCAGCTTCGATTCAAAGAAGTCGAAATTATGCACAAGAAACTTATCGACGAAGGTTACTAATGAAGTATTTCGAGTCATTCCCAAAAACATTATATACCTTTGACAAAAACACAATCAATGTCAATGCAGTAACAAACATTTTTGCAAGAAATAACTTCCTCAGAGAAGTTGCAAATAATGTTGAACTTTCTTATGAGTATCTGATTGTTGATGAAGATACGCCCGACACTTTAGCGCATAAAGCATATGGAGATCCATATAGAAGTTGGATTATTCTATTGTTCAATAACATAAGAAATCCATACTATGATTGGCCAATGCGCGCAGCAGTTTTGGATGAGTACATCCAAAATAAGTATTCTATGACTCTACAAGAAACACAAACAACTGTTCATCATTATGAAAGAGAAATCAAAACTACTGCTATGTATGCTGGTGTTATTCTAAATGAAACAATCGAATCTTCTAGAATCAGTGAGTATTCTGTAAATTATACAACAAATGCGATCGCTAATCAAACTGTCTCTCTTCCAACGGAAGCAGATTCTTCTTTGATCATTTCTAGTGAGACAGCCACATATCCGACATATACTGTAACAATTTTGACAAAGAATAAAGCAGTTTCTATCTATACTTATGAACAAGAAGAAAACGAAAAGAGAAGAAAAATTAGACTCCTTGATCCAATCTATCTTGATAGAGTTGAGAATGAATTTAGGCAATTGATGACAAATGGCTGAAGAATATCTGAACAATTCATCAGATGGAGTATTTGGTTCTAAGGATTTCAAATTCAATTCCTTGGAACTTATCAACTCAGGTGGACAAAGCCTTGATCTGAGACAGATATATGTTGAAATGCAAATTTTTCAAGACATATATGCAAGTGTTATGTATGGAGAAATTTTGATCAATGATGGTAACGATGTATTCAGCAACTTTTATCTTGTTGGTAACGAGTATCTGAGAGTCAGCGTTGATAAGCCAGGATTGTCTAGACCGTTCGAAAGAACATTTAGAATTTTTAAAACATCATCCCGTTCTCCCAGCACAGATTCTGGACAAACATATAAATTGCATTTTTGCTCAGACGAGATGATCACGTCTCAGCAATTGCTTGTGAGTAAGGCATATAAATCAACAAAAATCAAGAATGTGGTTTCTGACATCCTAACTCAAGAACTCAAGGTTGATGCGTCTAGAATTGCATCGCTGGAAGATACTTCTGGAAATTTCGATTTTATTATTCCAAATTATCGTCCACTTGAAGCCATTCAATGGGCGACAGCAAGAGGATATGATCAAAAGAAGTTCTGTTATTTCTTTTTCGAAAATAAGAATGGTTTCAATTTGACTTCTCTTCAAACTCTTATCAAACAAAAACCGTATAAGACATTGAGATATGAAATCAAGAATTCAGAGAGAGATCCTGCTAATAATAAAGACTCTATCGATAATCTAGATATTCTAAATGATTTTGATATGCTCACATCGATCTCTAATGGAGCATTTTCTTCAAGACTTATGTTGGTTGATCTATTCAATCAGAGTTATGATTTTGCAGATTACAATCTAAACATTGCAGAATCCCAAGGTAATTTGATAAACAAATTCAAACCTGTGAACACATTCAAGAATGCTAAAGATCAAACGCTTTTTGATTCTAAAGAATCATTTTTTAGAACATATCTTTCAATCAATGACACAGTGTCAGAAAAGAGTAACGACGTAAAGTATTGGTTGTTGCCAAGAGCAATGCATATGGTTATGCTCAATCATTTCAAAATCAAAGTTATAATTCCTGGAGATATTGAACTCAAGGCTGGTGACGTTGTGAATTACGAATTTCCAATGTTCGAGTCCGCAAATCAATCAGGTAAAAAATTAGATAAAAAGAGAACTGGTAAATATCTAGTCACTTCTGTGAATCATAAATTTACAGAAGATATGTTTGAATCAATTGCAGAATTAGTGTCTGATTCTTATGCTGAAGAAGTTCCAGGCGCAAAAGAAGGCTTGAATAGATTATCAAAGAAGGGTAAGTGATGCCAGGAGCAAAGAAAAATTTTATCGGACTTGAGGGATTTATCTGGTGGATTGGGATCGTAGAAGATCGCAATGATCCAGAGCAGCTTGGTCGTGTCCGCGTGCGTTGCTTTGGTTGGCACACGGAAGATAAAATCAAAATCCCAACTGATACGCTTCCTTGGGCACATCCTGTAATTCCAGTAAACAATCCAAATAGTTATACGCCAAAAGAAGGTGATATGGTTTTTGGGTTTTTTATTGACGGTGATAGTGCGCAGAACCCAGCAATTATGGGGGTTTTGCCAGGAAAGCCAGACAAGAAACCAAACTATCAAAAAGGATTTAGCGATCCTGGAACAACACTCAGCGTTCGCCCTAAAAAGCCAAATGATAATGCTGAGCAGTATCCAAAATCAAAATATACAAAAGAACCAACAACAAATAGACTTGGTCGCGGAAAACCAGAAGGAACCATTATTGAGACAAGAAAAAAGAATCTCAAGAAAGGTATCAAATCAGCTGGTGGTGTTTCTTGGAGTGAACCTGCACCAGCCTACGCAACAAAGTACCCATACAATAATGCATTGGAGACAGAGTCTGGTCATGCATTAGAGTTTGATGATACACCTGGAAAAGAAAGAGTTCATTTGGCTCATCGAAATGGATCATTTATTGAGATTGATAGCGCAGGTAATCGAGTAGAACGAGTGCAAAAAGATAATTACACTGTGATCATGGGAAGCGATTACATCTATATCAAAGGCAAAGCAGCGATTACAGTTGATGGTGATTTCAATATGAAAACATCAACAATCAATATTGAGGCAAAAGCCATCAATATGGCAGCTGATGGTGATATTCGAATCAAAGGTCGCTCAGTAAAAATTGAATCAACAAGTGGAATGGATCTAAAAGCTGGTGGGTCTGGAAACTTCACCTCTGGTGGCAAACTTTCTCTCAAGGGCGCAACTGCTGCTCTTGCTGGTGCAACAGTCGATATTCCTGCAGGAAAAATTGGGCTACAATCTGGATCTGCATCAAGTGCATCTGGAACTGGATTGAAGGGTGGCGGATCCACACCATCCACAGAAGAAGTATCTGAAGCGGCAAATTCCGCAGCAAATGTTGCTTCTGGAGGAATTGCTGCAGAAAGTTTAGAGGAAGTTGCAGTGACATCGAAAAAGGTTTCAATATCAGAAAAATCTATGCTCGGTAAGGCATTAGAGGGTGTAACTTCGACTGTATCATCTGTATTTACAGAAGTCAAAAATGTCGCTGATGGACTTCTAAAGGACTTTGCTTCAAATCTTGTTCCGTTGGGAGAACTAACAGACAGAACGTTCTCATTCGAAGGAATGGTGAATGACTCTAAAGGTTCTATCTTGAGTCTGAAAGATGATCTGAAGTATACTCTCCTGAATAAAATTGATCAGGTTTCTACAGAAGCGTTGAATCGAAATATAGAATTCAATCCAGATTCAGACATAAAGGCTGCAATTGCGTCGACGGTAACAAATGTTGTTGTGGATAAAATTGGTAAGAGAATATACCCAAAAACTGAAACGATTATCGGCGGAGGAGATGGCTGATGGGATTCGTCACAAAAGCGGAAGCATATATTATTTCTGAACTCAAATCTACTGTAATGGATCGCCTTCACATGGGTGGATCATTTCTTCAGCAGGTCCCAACTGTCACAGTCGGTGGATTACCTGTTGCAATTAGAGAAGGGGGTGGATTGGGTGCTCTTGGTGGTCAGCTTGGGGGAATCATCGGTCAAATTCAAGACGCTGCAGGTCAACTTTCAAACCTAGTAGAAAACCCAATGGGAGCTCTTGAATCTGCAATCGGCGATCAAATTTCAGGTCTGACTTCTACGCTTGGAGATGCTGCACTCACCTCTGTTCTCTCTGGTGGACAATTATCATCGCTCACCACTGCATTGGGTAATATGCAAACCTCATTCTCTTCTTTTCAAACACACACCAGCCAGTTATCTGGACTCGCAGAGTCCGTTAGCGACTCTGTTCCAGATCTAAAAAAGTTGATGAATACTGGAAATACACTCAAGAGTCTGGGGACTGATACTGCAGACGACTTTATAAAAAACACCGCTTCGGCACTATTCGCAGATGATAGTCTACAGGGAGTTACGAATAAACTACAATTGGATGTTGCAAGAAATCTGAATCTCATCAAAACACTAAATCCAGTCGCCAATTCTTCGCAGATATCCACTCTTGTATCGGAGACGATAACACTACTAAATAATCAAAAAAGCACTCTCGATGATATAAGAACGGCAGACGTGAACAACTTTGCAAACTCGGTGAATAAAGTAGAATATGCAACTTCTGCCATTGGTTTAGCCTCGCAATTTGCAGACACAGATAGCGTGACATATAGCCTCTTCAATAAAGTCGGAAAGGGTAGCGTGGTAACTTCTTTGAGCACAGCATTGGATAGCGCAACACTAGAATGAGTCTAATTGCAAGAAAATTTTCGGATTTTGACCTCGACTTCACAGCACATCCTGTGACGAAAGATATATCCAAAAAACTCAATGAGAATGCAATTTCTCAATCAATTCGAAACCTTCTTCTCACAGGTCACTATGAAAGACCATTCAAGCCAGAACTTGGATCAAACCTAAGAAAGTTTCTATTTGAACCAATTGACAATGTCACAACTTCGTTGATTCAAGATGCAATCTTTCAGACTCTAAAGAACTATGAGCCAAGAATTGAGATTCAAGAAATCACTGCTGCTCCAAATTACGACGAAGATCGATATGATATAACATTATCTTTCTTTGTTCGTAATACAATCGAACCTATAACTGTAACATTCTTTTTAGAACGAGTACGCTAAATGGCTAATTCAGATGCAAAACTCAAAGTCGCAGAACTAGACTTTGATAAAATTCGAGATAATCTAAAGGCTTATCTCAAGTCTCAATCAGAATTTAGCGATTATAATTTTGAAGGATCAGGCATGTCTGTGCTTCTTGATCTTCTTTCATATAATACTCATTATATGGGATATTATTTGAATATGGTTGCTAATGAGATGTTTATTGATACTGCACTCACTCGTCAGTCTGTTGTGTCTCATGCTAAACTTCTTGGATATACTCCTCGCTCTAGAGTTGCTGCTCGCGCTGCAGTTGATCTGACAATTACTCCAGTTGCAAACGACTCAAACAGTGCTGTTCTAATTCCTCGATTTACTCGCTTTGTTTCTGAGAGCAAGGATGGCGCCAACTATGTTTTTGTTACGCCATCAAGCAGAATTGCAACAAAAAATTCTGATACTGGATTGTTTGTAGTTGAAAATGTAGAAATCAAAGAAGGACAGCCAACTGGATTCACATTCGCATATGATGAGCAAACAAACCCAAAACAGTATTTTGAAATTCCTGATGGGGGAATTGATACTGAAACACTAAAAGTTTCTGTTCAAGTATCAGCAGAAAATGCCAATTTAGAATCATATACATTATCTCAAGACGCGACAGATGTTGATGCAAATGCAAGAGTTTATTATCTTGAAGAAAATAAGAATGGAAAATATCAAATCTATTTCGGTGATGGAATTATCGGAAAGAAATTGACAAATGGTAATATTGTTGTCGTATCTTATATTGTAACTAGCGGATCTGATGCAAATGGATTGCGCTCGTTCAAACTTCTCGATACCATTTTAGGCGGAAATACATCAGTAGATGTCACACTAGTGAATGAATCTTCTTCTGGTGCTGCTGCAGAAACTATCGATAAGATTCGCTTTACTGCTCCAAAGGCATACATTTCTCAAAATCGTGCTGTAACAAAGAACGATTATATTGCTCTTGTAAATCGCGATTATCCATATTTTGATGCAGTCAATGTATGGGGTGGTGAGGAAGTGAATCCTCCTGTATATGGAAAGGTATTCTTCTCAGCAAAGCCACTTGGTGGATATGAGATTACTGCAACTGAAATTGAACATGTCAAAACAAATATTCTAAAGCCATTCAGTGTTCTTACTGTGACACCAGAATATGTTCCAGCTGATTATAACTATGTGAATGTGCGCGCTGAAGTTTGGTATGATCCAACAAAAACCAATAAAACTTCTTCTGAGGTCAACGCTGCAGTTATTGCTGCAATTCGCGGTTTTGCATCAACAAATCTAAACAGTTTCAATTCTATCTTTAGAGTTTCTCAGATTTCTAGAGCTGTTGATGACTGCGACAATTCAATTGTCAGCAATGATATCTTCATCTCTCTCGAGAAACGTTTCTTTGCTGATAGCACGAAACGTCTATCTTATACACTTGATTTCAATACTGAACTGATCCAAGGAACAGTGAGTGATCATATACAAATTACTCCATCATTCAAATACTATGATGAGACTGGTGTCTTGAGAGATTGCTATATCGAAGAAGTTATCCAATCATACACTGGAGTTGATGACATTTCTGTTCTTGCTCCAGGTAGTGGGTATACAACAACACCTGAAGTAATCATCGAAGGTGATGGACAAGGCGCAACAGCTGAAGCACTGATTGTAAATGGACAAATAAAGAAAATTGTGGTCACAAATACTGGTTCTGATTATACATCAGCAAGCGCAAGAGTTGTTGGTGGTGGTGGAGTTGGCGCTCTACTTGATGTAAACCTTCAGGGAAGAACTGGTCGTCTAAAGATCTATTACTTTGACGAAGTTTCTCCAGTAAAGAAAACAATTGATGCAAATATCGGTGTCATTGATTATAAAACAGGTATTGTGAAAATCAACAATTTCCAACCTGTTTCTGTATCTGATCCGTTTGGAACTCTAGTCGTTCATGCAATACCAGCAAGAAAAGTATTCTCATCGTCACAAAATAAAATTGTGACTATGGATCTATCTGATCCTGGAAGCGTAACAACAGTCATTACACCAGTTGTGGGCTAATTATGTCTGTGACAGAAAAAACAATATCTGCGCTGGTTCAAACACAGTTACCTGATTTTATCAGAGCAGATCACCCAAAGTTTCAGCGTTTCATTGAGTTGTATTATCAATGGCTAGAAACAAATAATCCAGACGGTGTTTCTAATACTGCTGGCAATACAATCTATCATGCTATGAATATTGATTCATATCGTGACATTGATAGCACACCATCTGAGTTTATTCGATACTTCAAACAAGAAATATTACCATATTTTCCAGAAAGAACTGCACTCAGCACTGAAAAGATTTTGAAAAGTGCAAGAGAGTTTTATAGCAAAAAAGGTAGCGAAGAATCGCTCAAGTGGTTATTCAAAGCATTATTTGCCGAAGATATTGAAGTTGTTTACCCGAAAGAAGAAATTCTAATTGCATCGGATGGTAAATGGCTAAAACCAAAAGCATTTCAGATTACGTCTAGTGATTCAAACAAAAGTGTAAATGTGCAACTTCTGAATAAGAGAGTTGTAACAGGAACTGAATCAGGTGCAACTTGTGTTGTTGAAACTGCAAATCGAACCATTGATAAAACAAATGGAAAAGAAATTATTGAGATTTATGTCTCAAACGTAAAGCAGTATTTCAATAATGGCGAAAAAATTAGCATTACTTATGTCGATGAACAAGGTGAAGAAAGAGAGTTTCTAGAAAGAATTGTTGGTACAATCTCTAATATCAAAGTTGATTCGAATATTAGAACAGATCCAACACAGCGTCGTCGTGGATTATATTATAACATCGGTGATCCAATCGTTGTTGTTGGTGGTCTTGGTCTTACAGGTGAGGCAAATGACGCAGTTGCAATTGTCGGTAATGTAACTCTTGGTTCTATTGAATCCGTCACAACCAGATTTCCTGGATATGGATATCGTCTATATTCAAATACAGAAGTTATTGTCTACCGAAGCACAGGCGATGATCCTCGCTCTAACTCTTTCACCGATTTGCGCGTTGTGGTTCTAAATGAGACTGTTGATGCAAATAGCGAAAAGAATTTTTCTGAGAGCATCACATATGATCGATCTGTAATCGATTATACAAGCAGCAGTCTTATTAGTGCTGCAAATTTGCAAGCACTCACTCTAAACAACAGAAACGTTCTATTGAACGTAACAGAAACAGATAAAGACGATTATTTTATCAATAATGAACTTTTCTGGGCAAATGGAACAAACTATATTGATGCAAAATTCACAGGTAAAGTTGCAACTCCTAATAATACAATATTTGGATTGAGTGGACCAACAAATAACACAGGCGGTCTTTTGTTATACGATGTTCAAGTTGCAACTGGACTTACTGTTGAGACAGTTCTTTCGGGTCAAACGCTTCGCGCACTCAACGAAGGTGGCAGCGGAAAGGTCTTTACTATAAACTCAGTGACAAGCAATAATGTTCCAGCAAATGCAGATAGTAAACTTATACAATGTTTAGACTTTGTGACTGAGAGTACAGGTGGAATTGCACTTGTTTCTGTTCTCAATGGTGGTGCTGGATTTAGACAATCGCCAACTTTAGGAATTGAGTCTCATTACGATACTCAATTATCAGCAGCATATGATTATGAAAATGATGATCAACGAGTTCTAAAGAGACAAACTTGGCAGACATTCAAAGATCTTGGTTTGATCTCGCATGTTCGCATTCTAAATGGCGGATCGAATTATTCAGTAAATGACACCTTTGTATTTCATGGTCGTGGATATGGTGGTTCTGGTCGAGTAAAAACTGTCGGCGCAGGAGGTCGTATCACATCTGTTGAGATTACAAATAGAGGTGAAGGATATCTTGCACGACCAGAAGTTTTTGTGACACGAGCAAGTCAGACATTGACTTCTTTGACAGGAACAGTAAATGTATCAACTGGCAGTCGCGTAGTTATCGGAACAGGAACATCTTTTGCTGGAAGTGGTGGTGCGAACACTCGCCACCTAATCAAAGTCAATAATGAAATTCGTCGTGTTGTGAGCGTAGTAAATAACACATATCTGGTTGTAAATAGCGAATTCAAGAAAACAGGAACTGGAAATACTATTCAGCGTTTAGATGGAACAGAGCCAGTGCTAACGGCATATCTATTTGGCGATGGCGTTGAAAATATTGTAAACACTTCTGCAATTGGTCGCGTAAAAGATATTCGCCTCATTTATCGTGGCTATGATTATGTTGCCACACCAAACGTTTCTATGAAGGTTCTTGATACTGTTATCAATCCAGTTCCAGAATCTAATGTGTTTTACGAAACTGAGTATGCTTATCAGGGAAGCAGTTTAGCAACGGCAACATTTAGAGCAAATGTGAAGTCGTATAACACAACCACTGGTGTTCTTAGATTATATGATTATTCTGGAGTATTCAGCAATACTTCAGATTTGATCACAGCAAATGGCGTTTATTGCAACTCTAATCTTTCAATGAACGTTCCAGCTCCAGAGCAATATGCATCTCAAGTTATTGCTGATGGGCTTCCAAACCCAATGAAGTATGGTAATGGTCTTGCGAAAGCAAAAGCCTTCTTCGCTAATGGATTGATCGAGTTCAACGGATTCTATTTGAATACTGATGGATTTACTAGTGCTGATAAAGTTATTCAAGATAGTAAGATCTATCATAACTTCTCTTATGTTGTTGAATCAGAGAAAAGTTTAGTAGATTATGAAACGACAATCAAAAATATTGCTCATCCAGCAGGTATGTCGTTGATTGCAAAGACTATTTCTAAGCAAGACATTGAAAGAGCAGTTGAGCATTCTTCAAATGTCACTGCAATATTATCGAAGAACAAAACTGATGGTGCTGGAGCTGGAACAGTTACTGTTGCAAACTCATACTCAAATGTGGTTGTAGGCACTTCTACTTTGTTTGTTCCAGCCCCATCAAGCGTTGATTATGCAAATAATAGAGTAAACGTTGGTGATCTATTGATCATCGATAATGAGGCTGCAGTTGGCAGACTTCCAATCAGTAGAGTCATTTCAAATGTAGTAAGCAATACGCAACTTCAAGTATATGGTGACTTTATCTATCGTGGACAAGGTTTAGCAACAAGTAATACAATGTTCCTTCGAATTCTTGGCGCTTCAGACGCCACTGGAAACGAGGTTATTGCTCTTCCAAACTCTCGTTATGATGGACTTTATGCAGGAAACTTGGCGCTAAATCCTGATGCTCCGATTGTTTCTGTAAATAATATTATTCGAATTGGTGGAGAAGTTAGAGAAGTTATCTCTGTAACAAATGCGACGCATTTTGTCGTAAATAGTGATTTTCAAACATATTCAAGTGGTAAAGCCCTTGAAATTCTATCAAACACTCGCCTCGTCATATCAGGAAATGCGAATGTGTTGAGTGAGTATGTTGTAGTTGGAGACAATGTCTCATTGAATATTGCTACTGCAAATGTGTACACAGCACAAACAGGAACAGTCACTGTGTATGATACTAATACAACTGTTGTTGGTACTGGAACTTTATTCACAACGCAATTGGTAGCCAATGACTATATCATGGTTGCAAACCAGGTTAGACAAGTAATAAATATCTCTAATGCGACTGTTTTGACTGTTGACTCGCCTTATTCATCTAATACCAATGATATAATTTACTTGAAGAGAGCAACATCTCAAAACGCTAGAGTAAATGCAATTATAAGCAACTATATTGATCTCAACCTTTGGTTCTATGGAAATGTGACTTCTTCTGTGTATCATGTTGTTCCAAATCTTGCAACTAGCCATAAATTTAGTATTGTAACGCTAACAGGAAATTGAAATATCAATGAAATCTCTCATAACACCTCTTTTTAGCAATTTTCTCATTGATAGAATCAAAGACGATCTATCTAACTCATCTGTTTGTAATGCATATATTACAATCGGTCGATCAAATTCCTTTACAGGAAATGATCCAGCTAATGTTGAGAATGTAATTTATACCACTAATAGTAAAAATGAATTCTACTATAGTATGGTTGGTATGAAGAAGATTTATGAGTCAGATATGCAACCAGTTATTTCTAGAGTCGACTGGGCATCTGGAACGACGTATGACACATATGAAGATCATATTGAGATTTTCTCTTATGTTGATTATCATAATCTTGGCTCAGCAAATTCTAATGCGAATACAATTCTAAGCGGCACAGTCGGTATTACAACAAACTCTAATGTTGTGGTAGGCACTAGCACCACATTTACTTCGTATTTGTTTCCTGGCGATACAATTTCAATCAATAATAGAACAAAGAGCGTTGTTTCTGTAACGAATAACACCTCACTCGTTGTGAATAGTGTTTTCTCGAATACAAATTCAAGTCAGTCACTAACTCTACTTTCAAATAGTCAAACTATCGTTGGCATAACTGCAAACTTTGTTGGTAATGTTGGAACAGGTAATGTTGTTATTGTTGGCGAAGATGCTCGCGAGGTCGTTTCTGTCAGAAGTAATAAAGTTATTTCTCTAAATGCCAATGCTGCATATTCAAATTCAAGCGTGACAGTGCAACGACGAGATAATACTTATCCTCAAGTTGCAAACACTTTTTATGTTCGCAATAATCGCGATCAAATTTTCAAATGCCTGTTCAATGGCAATAATGCAATCTCTACTGTAGAACCAACGATCGACATCGATGGACAACTTCCAGAGAATCCATTCATCGTTACATCAGATGGATATCGCTGGAAATATATGTATACGATTCCACCTGGTCTGAAGCAAAAGTTCTTCACGAAGCAATGGATGCCAGTTGTAACAGACAGCGCTGTGGTTGCTGGATCTAAAGATGGAAGAATCGATATTGTACGAGTTCTTTGGGGTGGCTCTGGCTACTCAGCTGGTGGAAATACAAATACAGGAAGTTTCCTTTCTGTGACAAATACCGATGGATCTGATGCAAGATTACTGGCTCGCGTCTCAAACGGAAATATCACCTCAGTGACGGTTCAGATCGGTGGTAATAATCACACTCGTGGAACCATCACAGCAAACAATATTCTTGCAAATCGTTTAGATCCTGCAACTCTAAATGGTACATTCAATATTGATGGCTCAACTTATGTGAATGCAAACACGGCGAATGCAAGTACGACAAGATTCCTCGGTAATGTATTTGTGAATGACATTGTCACGATAAATGGTGTCTCTAGAAATGTCGTTTCAATTGTAAATAATACAATCCTGCAAGTAAACACTCCATTTATCCATGCGGCAAACACTCAAACTGCAGTAATTACTCGCTCAAATGCTGTGTTCGATATTCAAATCGGACCTTCTGGTGGTCATGGGTCGAACCCTGCAAGAGAACTTCGTGCGCATAGTCTAATGATTTGCGTAGAATTGAACGATGATACAGATGGAAATAAGATTCCAATCAGTGATTCTACAACGAACTTCAAGTTCAATCAAGTCGGTCTCCTTGTAAATCCATTGATTGCAAATAGTGCATGGTATGCAAATCTAACAAATTATCGTGCTACGACTCGCCTCATTGTCAGCGATCCGACCGTCGCAGAGTTTGTGAATGGAGAAACAGTGTTTATCGGTTCCTCATTAGCTGCAGCCAATGCAGTAGCGAATGTTGCTCACTGGTCCGCAGGGGATAACTATCTGTACATAAATAACATCACAGGGGTGTTTCCTGTTGCGGCTCAAGTGCGTGGTGCTAACTCGGGAATTACGACTCCGATTCTATCGGTCTCAAACTCAGAGATAAAGCCATTTAGCGGTGATTTGATATACATGGAAAATAGAACAAATATCACTCGTGTAGATAATCAAATCGATCAAGTAAAAATTGTACTGTCATTTTAGGTAAAAGTTCATGGAATTCAACATAGATCCATATTACGACGATTTCAAAGAGAACGCATTAGATAATAACTACATGAAGATTCTCTTCAAGCCTGGTCGTGCTGTTCAGGCTCGTGAACTTACACAGATTCAGTCTATTTTGCAGAATCAAATCAAGGCATTTGGTGATCACGTTTTCCAAGATGGCTCTCCAGTTATCGGCGGAAACATGACACTTGACAATACTTGCAAATGGGTGAAACTCGAAAAGACCTATAACACGGTTGATGTTGATGTTGCTGATTTTGAAAATCGCGTCATTGTAAATGCTTCTGGAAATGTCCAAGCAAAGGTTCTAGCAACTTATTACCCACTTGAAGGCGACCCAACTCTTATGGTTCGCTACATGACAGGAAACGAATTCGGCTTTGCAGATACTGTTAGAGTTGCTGGCGAGACAACTGAGGCAAGAACACTATCCACAAACACCAGCGGTCTCGGCACCGTGGTTTCTATCAACGAAGGTGTCTTTTATGCAGATGGATACTTTGTAAAAGTTCTCGATCAAACTGCTGTTGTAAACGCATATTCTTCTTCTGCAAATGTCAAAATTGGTCTAGAGATCAACGAAGAAATTGTTGACAGTGAGATTGACACAACGCTTTTAGACCCAGCACAGTCTTCTTTCAATTACCAAGCTCCTGGTGCTGATCGCTATCAATTTAGTTTAGTTCTAACAACACGACCACTTGATACTGTTGTCGACGAATCGAAGTTCTTCGAACTCATGCGTGTTGAGAATGGTCTTATTACCAAACAAGTCAAATATCCAGTTTATGCTGAACTCGAGAAAACTCTTGCTCGCAGAACATACGATGAATCTGGCGACTACACAGTCAAGCCATTCCGTGCATCAATTGTCAACGGTCTAGACGATGATCAATACACAATTGCGATCGAACCAGGAAAGGCTTATGTAAAGGGATTCGAGTTTGAAACACTTGGCACAATGAAGGTCAACGTTGACAAACCTCGTAGCGCAGCAGATGTAAAATCGCTTTCTGAAGTTGACGTCGACATCTCATATGGCAATTATGTATTTGTCACAGGACTTCGCGGAAATACAGTAACTTCTGTTGGCTTCCCAAATTTCTTGGCATCAGAAAAGGTTGATCTACACTGCGTTGATACATCATCAGTGAATATCGGTCTAGGTTATAATGCAAATACGCAAACGTATCAAAATACAAAAATTGGTTCAGCAGAAATTAGAAACTTTGTTAGATACAGCGCTGCATCAAATACTCAATTCGATTCAAACGGTGCGTTCAAACTTTATTTGTCAAATATCTCTTTAGAACCAATCGTTGCAAAGGTCGGTGGTGCTTCTGATAATGCTAAATCAATCACGTTTAGCGATAAATTTTCTCAGAAAAGCAGCGCCTATGTAAATGCAACAGTAACGATTCTTCCAGTATCACTGACTGCAATCGGTAACGTATCAAAAGCCAACGTATATAAGGGTGGATACACAGTAAACGCAAACAGTGCAACCGCAAACGTATTCGCTTCTCCAAATATTGCAATTGGTGATGTTGTTCGTATCGGCGATGATGTTCGTGAGGTTGTATCAATCGATGACCCAAATAATCGATTCACAGTCAATACTGAATTCTCGCAAACAATAATTGGAACTGGTACTGCTGCTCCATTACAAATCTTTAGACAGAATACATATTCTTCTAATGTTGTAAATCAAAGTAGAACAATCATGCATTATGATGGTTCTACTAAAAAGGCGACGCTCGATCGAGAGTTCGATGATGGTGCTAAGATTGGCGGTGCGGTTGCCAACGCTGCAACAGTTGTTCAGCTGAACTTCAAAATTGATCAATTAGAATCAGTTATTTCTGGTAATGTGAC